CCATTGGAATTGATCTCCGTGTTGATTGGAACGAAGGCAGGCGGGGTAACGGCAAGCCGCTACCCCTTACCCATGCCTACGGCGTATGCTTGTGGATCAGAACCACAACGTCGATGTCGGCCTCATTGACCGTCGACGCGTCCTTGTTCGTCAAAACAATGACGCTCTCGGCAGTGACGACGATCGGGAAGTTGGCAACTACGCCAGCCTTGATCCCTGTGGTCGTACTGGGGTCGGCGCCGTCAACGAGGTCGGCGTTGGTCGTGGTGTCGGTCGAGATACCGACATCCAGATCCGCAACATCAGCGTCAATAGTGTTGACCTTGATATATGCGTTGAGGATGGTATCGCCGATCTCGACGGTACCGAGCGCCATGATCTCGTTCTGCGCGAGCTGGTTCGCAACGGTCGCGAAGTCGATGTTCTGGCTGAACTCGGAAATGCCGCGATCGAGCGCAGCGTTCATCTTTTCGCCGGTGGGGCGCTTATCAACTGTGAATGCCATTGGGGATACCTCCGTTATGGCGTTGGGTTGATTCCGAGGAAAAGGGAACAGGCCGAGTAGGCCTGCTCCCCTTGCAACACGGAGATCTAGCTCGAAACCGCGATGGTGAGGGTCAGCCCCTTGCCTTCAACGGTTTTAAACCCGTAGACCTGCAAGCCGCGATACAGGTCGCCCCAGATCTGAGCATCCTGGAGCTTGTCACTCCGGACCAGCTGGGTCGCGAACGTAACGGCAGGCTTGTGGCCAGCAAGAACGGAGAACTCGGACTTCGAGTTCACGGTCGCCTTGTAGGACGACATGGTCTGATGGATGTTGAAACCCTTCAGGCGGCCCTTCCAGCGGTTCTTGTACATGAGGGACATGCCCTTGCCCGAATAGCCAGCGTCTTGCAACGCAGACTGATCGATCAGGTTTGTGACCCAGGGAGGCAGCGCCATCCAGCGCTCGTCATCTTCGGGAACGGACTGCTCGGAAAGAACAGTCGCGATGTCGGCGATCCAGTCCAGGACGTTGTCCGAAGTGAGGACCTTCGGAGCGCTGGAGGTTACGCCGAGGGAGTACATGGCCGAATCCGCACCGGCAGTATTGCCCTGGTTGGATGAATCGGCATCGGCACGCGTGATACTGAACCAGTGCGTGTCGATCGCCATTTCCATGGCGTACTCTGCTTTCATGAGGAACTTCGGGGCGAGGACGAAGCGGGCTTGCTTCGCATCGATCACGTCAACCACGAATTTGTACTTCTTCGCGTAGTTGATCTCGAGCGTCTGCGAGCTGCCAACCAGCTGCTCGTAGGTGCCAACAGCTGCGCCGCGCTCGTGGTCTTCGATGGCGACCTCGGGCAGAGCGGAGATAATTACACTATCGCCCTGGTCCTTGATGTCGCCTTCGTAGTCGTGGTTGGTGATACCCGGAACGACTGCGCGCTCCAGATACTCGATGAGCAACTGCTTCCCGTACAATACGGGGATGTAGTCGCCCTCGGTTCCGCCGTAACTGTAGTTCGGATGTCCGACAACTCTCTCTAACTGGCCTGGCATGTTTATGCCTCCGTCTTATGCCGTGCCTGAGGAACGCACCTCGGGCGCTAGCCCTTGATGATACGCCCCTCCATTCCGGCTGTTTTGATTTGTGCTTCAACCTGAAGGATTTCAGCATCCGTCATGTCGAGCCTTCCACGTGCACGATCGTCGTAGTACTTATCGACCTGCGACCTTGTGTATAGGACCACGTCCGGAGTGGTGACCGGAGCGTTCGCGACCGTGCCCGTGACAACGGCCTGCTCTTGGATGGACGGGAGGGACGTCTGAGGAATGCCTGCGGTGAGCCCCGGGGGCAACGGCGCTGCCTTGCCTGGAGCTGGCTTTTCCCGCTGGTATTGGAGCATAGTTGTCGCGACAGCGCTGTGGTCGTTCGCAGCCATTGCGGCCTGCATCTTCTCACGGCGATAGTCAACGTCTAACCATGCGTCCCAGCCTGGATCCAAACGGTTGACCCGTTCAGCATCAGGGACAAACTGTTCCACACGAGCGAAGAAATCACGAGTGGCCCGATCTTGCTGGTCGGCTTGATCTCTTGTTGCGTCGCGTGAAACCAATTGCTGCACCTGGCCCGTGAGGGCGGCGAGCTGGTTGTCCTTGGCGATGTCGCGCTTCAGCATTGAGAGACCGAATTCCTCGATCTGCTCATCGCTGTATTGCTGCTCCACCATTTCGTCAGTGACCTCGACCGCTTTGGTCGGTATCACTGGCGCCGGTGCTGTGTTGGCGGCAGCCGCATTCTGTTCCAGGAGCGTCATCAGCTTCGCATTCTGGTCGATTTGCTGTTTCATGACTTCCCGGTCCTTGGCGGCCATGCCTTGAACGGTACTCAGCCTGTGCCTGAGGTATTCTGGGTCGTTCTCACGGTCGAGCTGAGCGGTCGCACCTGGGGCAGTTGCCGCAGTTGGCACGATCGATTCGACTGGAGACGGGGCGGGACTGGCTGGCGGGAACAACGATTGCTCGGGACGCTCCACCCCAATAGCTGGTGGTGCCGCGAGTTCGGTCTGCTCTGGCCGTGTCGGGCGATCCGGCAACGATGTACGCGCTGCGAAATCCGCGACCTCCGCTTCTACCTCTGCTCTTGTTGGATCTGGCATGTTTCCTCTTGTCCTTCCGTTTCCGCTGGCGAGTTGCCGGTGCGGGTGTTATCCGGTCGGTCGGGACGTTGCCCGGGTCCGACTCTCTGATGCTTTTGTGGCTCGGTTCTCGAGCCCCAGAAATAGTCTGTACGCCTTGGCCTTGCCCTGGAGTAGCTGGTAGATCTCGGGAGAGGCGTCAACCATCTCCTCCTTGATCTTCTCGTAGTCCATGGCATGCAGCTTCATAATCGCGCGCCATCGGCCGTCGTGTGCCAGCTTGAGGACCGCGTCGTGTGCTGCTCCAACGATTTCTTCGCGCTGATTCACTGGACCACCTCAGGCTGGGGTTCACCCTCGACAGGCACGACCTCGGCGGGCTGCTGCATTGACGCTTCCAGGATCTCGTCGTCGATCTTGCGAAGGCGCTCGATCTGGTCTTCGGTCGGGCCGACGTCGTCGGGATCCAGGTTCAAGGTGCCTGCCTGTTCGCGGATGAGGTTCGCACGGCGACCCTTGCCAATGATGCTGGCGTCCAGGTCGTTGTTCGTCGCGGCAAGGAACCGGCCTACTTCCTGTTGTGCCTGCTGCTGGGCAATGACTGCCAGCGGGCCCTTGCTTCTGATCTGGGCATCGCCCTTGATCCGCGGGTTCGGATGGTAAAGCATGTTCCACACGTACTGGCGCTCGAGCGAGTCGGTGATGATCTTGCGGCCGATACGCCGGATGTTCTCCCGGATACCCTTGGCGGCGCTGTCCATCAACATAGCCAGGCCGCGCGCTGTCTCGCCTGCGCCCTCAGTCTGTCCGGAGCCATGAACGAAGGCCGGGATTCCGGTTACGTCGTCGGCTTCCTTCTTGATCTCGTTGTACACCTTCATGTAGAGGTCAACGTGGCACGGGATATCGTGGTATTCGATCGGCTTGCGGGCGCCGGCCTGGAGCTTCGACCCGTCATATTGGTACAGCATCCACGGCGAAATGTTTGCCAGGTCGAACCCCTCCGCGAGCGCATTGAGGTCAACGGCGCCCATCGGGCCACTGGTCATCGCCAGGTTGTTAACCATCGTGCGAACCGCAGCGTTGCATTCATCCTGGATGTCGGCCATGGATTCGGGGAGGCTCTCGCCCCAGAACGAATCGGGTACAGTCCGGAAGCTGTCCATCGATACCGGGCGCCTGCCCAGCGGGTCAGCATTGAGTGAGGCCTTGACGACAATGCCATCGATCGACAGTGCATACACTTCGTAAGGGCGTTCGGGGTCCTTGACGTTCATCCCCCACTCATTCAGATGCTTGCCTTCGACCGCATCGTAACTGTGGAAGGCCTCGAAAGGTGAGTCGCTGGTCTCCTCGAATGGCCTTGGCTTGCCCTGCAGGTCGTTTCGCTCGACGTCCGATGTGGTCTCAACGCTGTGCGTCGTTACCAGGTGGCCACGCTTAGCAAGAACCTGACGGACTGCTGATTCCTTGTAGCCCGGGAGCCCGATCAGCGAATACACATCCTTCTTGTTCATGTATTCCCTGTGATGGAAGCCGCCGTTCTGAGGGGTTGTAGAGTTCGGCGAGGGGAAGACGTTGAAGGGGCTAATGCGCGACCATGCGAGGATCGGCTTTGATATGACGGTGGGGTGCGCGCCTGGTCCGCTGAAGTCCAGTTGCTTCTCCAGCTTCACGAACGGGCCGCGGACGAATGCAGCGGGGTAGATCTTGTAATCTT